TATAGCCCAGGTGTTCATCCATTTCAGACTCCATCATCTCTTTGATGGTACCGCCAAGCAGATCCTTCAGGGCATCTTGGATGTCATTTGGTTTCTCGATGGTATACTCTTGGAAGAGCTGCTGGATAATAGCCCGCTTCCCATCGGTCATTTCAACCTTGTGAATCTCTTTCCGCTGTTTTGCCATGATAAAAAGTCCTCCTATGATTAGATTGTACCATAGAAGACCTTATGACTTCGAGTGGAAGTTTGTTTACAGAGATTTTTTCATAGGCTCTCCAATGACAATGAACGCCCTATATTTCATCTTAGTCATACCTAAAAACAATGGATTTAAGAATGGTGTTAGCAGCATCATTACAATATATGTGGACATATACCAATATTGATTATATGTAACTGGAAATAACATGTGCACTAATGAGCCAATGGAAAATGGTTCTGTTTTAATCATGAATGCCACAATACCTAATACCACAGAATAGGTCCATACTTCAAACCATAATTTCACTATGCGTTTTGTGTGAAATTCCTTATTAATCAACAAATAACCACTTATCAAAACAAATGCACAATTACCTAATCCGCCTCCCACTCTTCCCATAGCTAAAATAAGCCAGTTAAAACTAAATGGCATTTGTGCCGTAATCGCCACAGCACCATGATCAGAAAAATGAAACATAATAATAAAAAACATACTAAAAACTCTGTAAAGCTCTATCCCCATATTTCTTGTCAAAACAAAGACCTCTTTTGCCGCAATATGGTTTTAGTATAACACATCATTTTCTTTTATTTAATACTTAATCTGCGGTATTACATCAATAGTGGAAGGTTGCACCGTTGCAGATTTACCATATACGCCACTGTTATAGCTTGCATCGAACTGTACTAAGATGGCTTTCTCCTTACTATTATTGCCAGTGATAACGTCAATATCATCCTTGTAACTTATTGACGAATTGATTGTTGCAAGACCTGAATATCCAAAACATCCATCCAGGTTACTTTCCACACCGTCAATGCCAACTAAGCCATTTGCCTTACCCGTTATATTTGGGATCCCGGCTTCCGTATATCCTACGGTTGCTGCACCTTGCCATATCCGTCCAATATGATTCGGTACCGTAAATGTTGTACTGCCGTCCCCAGTTCCGAATTGGTATTTGTTTGGCGATGATGCAGCCAAATTATTAGCTTGTGCCCATGTCCATAATGTTGCATACGTAACACGGCTATACGTTGAACCGTCCAAGGCAAGATAACCGCTTTCCACAATATATTGCTGTTGAATATGTCCTACTGGAGCCGTACTGGATTGCCCAATATACGGCAGATTTTCCCATGCTGTTATGCCGTCTCCTATTTTTATTCTTCCCGCATCAATTTCCACCCCAATTTCACCCTTGGCCAATGTAGGATTAACCGAAGTCCATTGTGCTGCTGTTCCCGTTTTATGCTGCACCACGGAACCGCTAAACGTGTGTTTTGTCAATTAGCTCACCGTCCCGCAGTCAATCACCAATGAATCACCGCTCATAATTACATTCGCTCCATCAGACAGGCCACCAACGGTTTTATTAGCAAAGTTTGTGTTAAAGTTGGCCGTCGCCCTGGCATCCGTGTAATATAAATTGGTGCCTTCGGCCACATTATCCGTAGTAAGAACGACAACACCTGTTTTGCCGTTAACCGACGTAACCACATCCGTGGGAGCTGTCAGCTGCACCCAGTTTGCCAAGGTAGTAGCAGGCAATGCTTTCAGCATAAAACTTCCGGCCCCATCTGTCCGAGCGCATACGTCCCCCACGTCTGCCGATAATGCTAACATGGCCGTTTGGGACGCTGCTGTATAAATTTCATTAATGGCCATCGCAGGAATGACACTTGAATTTAATTTGCCGTTGCTATCCAACAAAGGAACGTTTCCGGCTGCTACACCTACATTTTTTGCGGCTGCTGTCCCGGAATCCGTAATCTTTGATAATGTTAACGAAGGAACATCGGAAGCAGTTATATTGGCACCGGCTGTTACCCTGCCTTTTGCATCGACCGTAAGTTTTGTATATGTGCCTGCCGTAACGCCGCTGGATACCAAAGCAAGCGCAAACGTAACATTCCCAGATCCATCAAAATTATTATTGCCCGCAACATCCCCGCTAAATGTGAGGGTTCGCGCAGTCGTCAGGATATCCGCTTTCGGCACCTCTGCAACGCTCATCGTTCCATCACTACCCACTACTACTTTGCCACTTCCGGCAGCTTGTGATTTCACGCCACCCAGTAAGGAAATGGCTGCTTGTGGCAGCGTATAAATAATAGTTTCTATGCCATCAATTAATAACTGACCATTACTGGCACTGGCTTTTACAATCGTACCGGCATATGCTAAATCCGTCCATGGATTGACACCATCCCCAAATTTAAAATGTGCCGTATCCGATTCCAGTCCTAATTCCCCTTTAGCAAGTGTTGGGTTGATACTAGCCCAGTTTGCTTTCGTTCCATTTTTTAATTGTAATGTGACATCTGTTAATGTCTTACCCATTTGCTGTACCTCCTGTTATTGTATCTATTTCCTGATAGTCGCGTCCCACACAGTAATATTTACTGGCAGCTTCATCCCATCGATACGATGCGTTCTCACTCGTATCAATATAAATCTTTCCCATATCACCACGGTTTGGAAATTCATAAATACTGGAGCATTGTATAATTTTTGTATTATCTACAACACCAGCACTAATCGTACCATTAAGAATACTGCTACCACTCAACGTTCCCACTAAATTACCCATCAGAATGTCACCTCTTCCATGATTCTGAATAACGACGGCTGGATGATAGTATCCGTATATCCATTCGCCATCGTCAATTGCACATCATATACGTAATCGCCATAATCCCAGCTTTCCGTATCCGTTGGAATAAACGAAAACACTCCATCAACCAAATGTTTCTGAGTAAGATAGGCTGTATCAGCTGTCGTCTTTTTTACAGTCAGTACAACAACATCATCGGACTGTGGTGTATATGGATTGCCATCTTTATCGGCAACATCCAGCGGAAGAGGAGCACTATCACCCCTGGTAAGGTACACTTTATTATTTATGACCTTGAACATAGCTATCACCTAATTTCCAATTGCAATATAACGATATGCACCACCCGATGTTCCACCTGTTGACAAAAAGCCAGAATCTGTAAGATTTGCTGCAGCCCATTCAATTGGCCCTACTCCACCATCTGAAATAATAACTTCCATACACTGGTTCGGAAATTGAATTGGAAAATTAATCGTAGTTTTTGCATTGGTTGTAACACCAAATCCCCACTGTAAAATAAATCCACCCAGAACAGTACCAAAATTAATATAACCATTATTGTCAAAACTATATTTCATGCCAAGTGCTTTTAATAAATCAGCTAAACCCGTCCAAGCACCATTTCCCGTGAGTATATTATTTTGTTGTCCCTTAATCGGCTGTGGTACACCGCCCAATGCACCATCCGCTGATGCTGTCGCACCCGTAAATGCAGCAAGCAATGATAAAACCGCTTGCCATGTCCCCGCACCAGTCAGTACACTGTTCTGTTGCCCTTTGGTTGGTTTCGGTACTTCTCCCGCACCACCGTCAGCATTTGCTGTTGCCCCCGTCATAACAGTGGTTAATCCATCTACATATTTTTTTGTCGCAGCGTGCAAATCCGCCGTCGGTGCACCGGATAATATTAACGCTCCGGTCATTGTCCCGCCAGATAGCGGAAGATATCCTTTTTCAATATTATCCGTTATTTCTTTGATCCGCTGGTCATTGGAAAAAAGCTGCTGTAAAAATGCATTTTGCAGCACATATTTTACAGGATCATTTGCCATAAATTGGGGAAATGTGTTCGTTGCAAAGTCAAGCGTATTATCGATCGCATCGGTTGAACGTGCCTCGTTCCCGATTGTTGCCGGGAACAGGCTGCCCCATTTTGTCGCATCATATGCCATTATTATTTAACCCCCTTCTTCAACGCTAGCACTATAGGTATGTGTTCCATCAAATATAATATTGCCGTTCCAGCTATAGCCAAGATAAATGGTGTACCCAAGGTGCGCCGGTTTGTAGATTTCTATCTGCTGCTTCATCTTTACTAAGGCGGCAGCTTCAGCCGAACAATAAATAGAAAAATTGTATTTCGCGTTATCTTCGACAATATAACCACTCCCATACGTATTGACAATTTGTGTCATCGCAGCAACGGTACTCATTCCGGCCCCGCGCATTTTCAGCAGTATTTGATTGCGCCGGTACTCGTCAATTTCATCGGCAGCCGGTGTTAGATCAAATACGCGTTCCCACATGGACAGCCCCCATGTCGCCGTATCCACAAAAAACTGTGCAAAGATATCCTGCAGTTCTGTCCGAACGCGTTCATGTTCTAAACTTGACGCATCCGTTACGGCTTTAAAGTTCCCATCTTTCTGCAGGAATTCCGGCAAATATCGGCTGATATCCACCGTATTTTGCCGCATCCAATCCACATTAAGCAACATTGAGTGTCACCGTCCCTACCACCGGCAATTCGGTATCCGTAACGGGTATATTCACGCTACCGCCATTGATGGTTAATCCACTGTAATCTGTAACCCCTGTTTGGCTTAATAACAACGCTCCTATCTTTGCAATACTGACTGCAGACAAGCTAAAACCATATGTTTTAAAATAACTGGTAAGCGCTGTTGTAAAAGCGGTTGTTACGTCTGTTCCCGTTATCGTTGCCGATATATTAATGGCAAGCGCCGTCGGGGTATCCACCGTAACAGTCGCCCCTATAGGCCGCAATGTTTCAATATAGGCGGCTGTCGTTGCAATTAATGCTGCAGATGCGACCTGGTTATTGCTGTTTAATATCAGCACCTTGACAGTGCCGTTCCCATTCCAGAGCGGAAGGATTTTTGCCTGTCCTACGCCAGCCACCGCTAACGCCCATTCTTCATAATGATATTTATTCCCCGATGTGGACGGTGTGCGGACCTGCAGCAGATATCTGGCGAGTAAAGACGAATCTGTTTCTTCGTCATACCCTTCCGTAGCAGCCGAAGCATTAGTTACCCCGGTAACGCCCGGAATAGAATACGGTATGGACGTAATGGTATTCGCGTCTACATTGCCGGCGGTTCCTGTCGTAGTACACTGGACCGCAACATCAATCGTTCCTGCAGCCGGTATTGTAGCATCAGCCAGTGTGCGGAACTGCAATCCTTCCGCCGTAGCAAATAAACTGCCGGATATAATCTGGCTATTGGCCGTTCCTGTAACGGTTACTGTCGCCGTCGCTGACACCGCCGCTTTCCGCGTCACGCCCATTTCAGATGCCCGCATTGTCAGATAATCGCCCCACGATGTATCGGCAAACGCGGCCTGTATTAGTAAATTCATTTCGTTATATGCAGCGGCAAATTCAATGCTGTTAGCTGAAAGCATGTCCCCGTTAAACGTGCCTTCTATTGCGGATTGTGTATTCTTTGTCGTAGCAAGATCTGTTTTCAGCCGTGCTAATACATCCGACTGTGACTGTTGTTCAAAACTCATACAACCTCCTAACTGCTTGCAACCATACTGCCATACACAGTTGTAAGCGCAATTGTATATGATAAATCGTCTCCATCGATCGTAGCTTCCATAGAATCAATACTGGTAATGTATGGATTAATAAGCAGCGTTTCTTTGATATATCGTTCAATCAGCATGGCATTATACTCACTGTTGGCATAATCGCCAATAAAGGGTTCCAGTTCGATGCCATAGGCATTATCGTAAGCAAGATACCGCCAGCGTTCCGTCCGAAGTGCTTTATAAATCCACACTTGAATTGCTTCATTTTCCACAACAATCTTATGTTTGCCGTTTTCGAACAGAAAACAGTCGTGGTCAAAGTCCCAGGCGAACTCTTGAAATACATCTAATGTATCAGCTGCTGTAACACTGGATCCGGAAACAAATGGATTACTCATATATTTCACCTCTAGCCGTCAAGCCGTACAATTTTATCCAGGATAATATACTGCTGAATGCTGCCATCCTCTGACATCATCGGCATAATCGATACATAATCACCGGCAACCAGTGTATCCGTAAAAATAATCGTATCGGTATAGTCGTTATCGATCGCATGGTGATGCGCTGCATACTCGGCATCACCGCTGCCGCCGGCTGCGTCCTGCGTAGCACTGATAATATGTCCTTTACCCGCCCGTGTGTAACCGACCAGCAGATACTGGCTGATCCACAGTTCCTCTTTTTCCAAAACAATTCCGTTATAACTGACTTGGATATCCGGCGGCGACGCAATGATTTTTCCGACCTGGATGGATGGACTGTTGTTATTTTTACTGACACCTGCCATATCGGATAGCAGTTGACCGTATGGATTTTTGTGTTTCACAATATCACCCCTGGCTGGCTTTAATGATCTTTGTCGGCACTAACCCGCCCATTTCTGTATAATCGTCGCCATGCACCGTTAGGCCCTGCCCATTATTAGCACTGCTACTATTGCCGTAATATCCGCCGTTGCCGTCATAGATCACAACATGGTCATTATCACCATAGACGATCACATCACCTTTTTGTAGATTGCTGGAATCAAAATCCTGCAGCAACCCCTTGTTTTCTGCATCGCTTACCATTTGCGGAACGCCGGCAACCCCGCCATTATATTCCTGCGCCAAAAACGGACTATAATAGCCACCGATTTTACCGACAGCTTCTGCACAGCCATCTGCCCCATTATCCATGGTTTGACCGCCCCAAGCACTCCAACCATCCGCTAATCCCGCATCTACATTTGTATTATCCACACTGCTCACCCCATTTACAGTACTGGTATCAACCAATGAACCTGTTGTCGTTACATTACTAATCGTATTCAAATATTCAATATCAAGCTCCATCATATGCTTGCCGTTTTGGATAGTATGCTTATCACTTTTAATGGTAAACAGGCCCTTCATTTGCTCTTCCTGTATCGTAATTGCATACCCGGCAATGCATTGCACATTGCCAATTCCATTCAAGCTGGATTTATATGCAACTGACTTTAACATGGCCGTAGCTGCCGTTTTGGTGTCCTGCTTTTTATCGACCTTATAGACTTCCTGCAGTTTTCCATAGGCCGTGACATCGGAACTATTGCTGACCGTGCCAATCTGATCGCCGTTGTGGTCCACAATCATAACGGTATTTATCATGTCTTCAATACTTTCGCTGTGCTGCGCATTTTCGATATTCACGCTGTCGGATGCCGTGTAGTTTTCAACTGTTTCCGACTGCTCTACCACGTACAATTTGTCCTGATTAACGTAAAAATTATACTTTTTCTTATTCTGCGCGTATGCCAGGGCAAACGCTTTTTTAAGGATCTCCGTGTAGCTCATGTGATCGGCAATGAAATTCACCGTAACACCGATAGAAACAATACTACCGATCGTTAAGCTATTGTCATTGGCGACCCGCTGAATCACTGCATCTACGGTGATATTTTTGAATTTACGTGTTGTTTTACTCTTCGCCAGATAAATCAGCTTGTCATATGCTGTATATTCAAAGGTAAAATTAGCCGTATTTCGATTCCGGATAAACACGATGCCCCGGAACACCTCGACTGCCGTCGTATTCTGCACGGTGTCGTCCGTAAAGGACATTGTAATCGTATCCCCTACGGCAATATTCTGATTAATAAATCCCGTATCTTTCAAGTTATACGCTATCGAAAAGTCGATTTTGCGTGCTGCCTGCTCTGTATCGCCGGACCACACACAAGAAGTCACGTAACTGGATATATCTGTTGTTTTGCCGCTAGTACGACCTGTCCATGTAAAATTAAACACTGGTCCCGTTCACCTTCAATACACCCGAGCTCTTGGCATAGGTAACAATATCACCTACTTTGATACCTCCGGATTTAGCAAGTACTTTATACGCCGCAAGAATCTTTGAATCGTTTGTTCCCAAGCTGACTGTTTTGCCGACAGCACGCCCCACGACATCACCAATAGAATCCCCCGGATAGACAGTAACGCTCTGTAACACGTTTGATATAGACGATGCATCGGTACGGTCCTTTAATCCGGTTGTGCTGGATATTGTCGTATCGACTGCACCACCGATAAATTTATATTCCGTAAAATCAAGCGTAAAATATACGTCATTCGTGCCGTCATGCTCGCCCCATTTAAACTGATCAATGGATACGGCATAATTGACCGGCGTCCCGGCAATACTGACCCGCGCCGGCTTACCGCTTGTGCGCCAAGCATCAATCGTGCTGACATACGTATATGGATCGCTGGGTGTACATACGCAGAAAGGATAATCCTGCGCCGGGAGAAAGCTTAGAAGCTGCATATGCAGCAAGCCGGTCTTCCCAAGCATATTCAATTCCCCTAAGTTGTTGATATTGATGATTTCATTTCCCTGTTTTACATCCACATCGAACTTAGCAGGTGGAACGGGAAATTGTATGGTATCGCCATTACAGCTTAGGTAAGTTCTTGCGACCGTTGTCGAGTTACTCGCCGTTAAGCTGGACAATAGGCTGCTAAGAAAGCTCATTTACACCGCCCCTTCCGCATTGTTCATCGCATAGGCATGAAGCTTTTCTGCTAATTTCTTGGCGATCCGATCAATGTCGGCATCTTCCCGTAAAACGATAGTATCTGCCAGCTTCGCAATGGTAATACTGGAGCTGCCTTGCGCAGCATCGGCCTTCCCGCGCTGATATTCCTCTTTAAGCGAATTATCATGTGGGATTACTTGTGCTCCCTGCGGCAGGTTAACAACTTCTCCACCAATGTTCTTTTCATTAATAATCGCCGGGCCGCCCTGCCAAAACTCTGTTCCCTGTGCCAGATATGGGATATTCGGCTGATAATGCTTGCCGCCAACAACTGGAACCCAACTGGGGATATCCACTGACACATTATTGATGCCGCTGATCACGGCATTAATTGCTTCTTTGATGCCACTTAATACTGTTTCACAGATAGCCTGTATCTGATCGAAATAGCCTTCAAATATTTCGCATACCCCTTGCCATGCTTGTTCCCAATTACCTGTAAACACTCCAGTAACGAAATCGATAACGCCTTGGAACATTTCAATAATACCGGATATATGCGGGACAATCGCATTCACCGCCCACTCAAACGTATTGACAATGCCGGCCCATGCCGCCGCCATCGCTGCCTTTACCTGATCCCAATGTGTATATAACAAATAACCTGCGGCAATAATCGCCATAATAACCAGTAAAATAGGATTTGCCATTAAAAAGCTGGCGGCCTTACCAATAAGGCCAAACACAGACGTTAACTGTTTCAAATGCTTCCCCAAGAAGTCAATGGCGTCCCCAATATGCTTAATTGCCGGCCCGATAGAGTTTGCCATCCGGACCCAGGTTCCTATCATGGACATAGCACCGCCCATCGCAACAGTAACTGCGCCAAATATGATAACGAACTGAATAATATCTGCGATCACTTTCTTCTGCCCGTCGGATAGCCCGTTATAAGCCGCAACAACGGCTTTGATCATGGTTGCTGACTGCGTAAATACCGGTGCCAAGGCATCACCCACGGTAACCCAGGCATTGGCAAGATCTGTCATGGCCTGCTGTGTTTTTTCCGCCGGTGTCTGCATCTGCGAACACATTTTATCGAGTGTAGATTCGCTGCTGTTATTAATCTGATTCAGCATCCCATTCCATTCCGACACGCCGTCTTTGGATGCCATCATCATCGCCATTTTATAGGAATCTACATTTCGGAAGAGCGCCTTGAATTTGGAATCGTCACCCATTTTAGCATAGATATCCGCGATAACAGGGCCTAATCCTTCTGCCTGCATTCGTGCAGCAGAAACATCAATCCCCATTTGTGCTAACTTTGGCTGTGCCTTCGTGATAGATGTGATCATGTTATCCAATATTCCGCCGGCCTGCGATTCGTCATACCCACGGGACCGCATCATGGCCATTGTTGCCGTTAATTGTGTAAGACTGATGCCGGCTTGCGCCGCTTTCGGTGAAATCGCCGCAATACTGGTCGTAATCTTATCTACATCGCCATGGCAGGCCTTAGCTGCCGTTGCCAACTGATTGTAAGCAGTAGCCTGCTGCTCGGTTGTCAGGCTGTACGCTTTGCCGATTTGCGTACCCAGTTTTGTAGCATCCGCTAAGTCTAATTTCGATACCCGTGCGAATTCAGCAGTACTGCTCATCCAAGTCATAACTTCTGATTCCTTAACGCCTGCCTTTATGGCCTGCTGTGTGGCTTCCGCCACCTTGTCGTTGGCTATTCCGTACGTAGAAGATACCGATAGAATGTTATTTTTCAGCTTTGCTGCTGCTTCATCAGATACATCACCCCATATTTTAGTCTGGTTCACCGCTTCATTGATTTTCATGGAAGCGTTAAACCCTTCCTTAGCTGCAGCAGTCAGTGTCCCAACAACAGCCACATTTTGAAGACTGGCCATAGACTTGCCTACCCGCTGAAAATTTTTAGCAGTACGTTGATTAACCTTATTCATTTCTTCCATTTTGCTAACCATGGAAGATACGTGCGATTTGACGCCATTCATAGCAGCCTTAGAAGAATCCATAGCCGTATTTACAGCCCGCAGGGTAGGCGTGAACTGGTCTATTAATTTTAATGTGGCATCAATTACCTTTGCCATGATCACGCACCTCCATCCGGCGAACTGTTTTCCTTGCTGCGTTGTTGCATTTCATACTTCATAAAGCTGTACACAATCTGTTTTTCACCGATAGGAAGCCAGTACAACTCATGCGGCAGCTTGCCGTGAAACCGCCATGCATAATACAGCAGCTGGCTTTCTCCATCGGTTTCAATTAGTTTTTTATTGCTGTTTCGGTTTCATCAGTATCTGGTTCATATCCAGACAATTCATTGATCTTGCCGTAGATATCTGCGATTTCACCGGATAAGAACAGTTTAGCAACAAGATCCTTCGGCGTAGCCGCACTATAATACCGCAGCAATTCCGGACTTTTCATAGACGGTTCCTTAATCCCGTCAATCAAAGTAAGCGCCTGCAAATTAAACATCTTCAGATCTTTTACATTGCCCTTCCTGCCAAGATCTACACTGTTTTGCTGTATTTCCGTATATCGTTTTGCAGGAATAGCGCATAATTCCATCTCAAATTTCGTTTTAAGCAGCTTTGACAACCGCTTTACCTCATACTTTGCGGTCGGAAGCTCCGTTACTTTTTTAACATCAGCCTGTAATAGCTGATCAATCAATGTCGACATACTCATTCACTCCTTATTCATCCGCTGTATCTAACATATCAAAATCGGTAAATGTAAAGTTGTAACTTTCTTCACCGATCTTTTTTGCTGTCCAGTCGGCTAATGTTAAACTGTCAAATGTGGCGTCTTTTACCACAACACGTTCATTTCCGATCGCATCCGGATCCGACAATTTACTGATAATCGTGCAAACAGTCTGTTTGCCATTCTTGATGTTATCGGCCATTTTATCAATCATATAAGAAGACACGTGGTTCATTTTCAAGCTGCCTTTGCCTTCCCAACCGACAACCTTGAAATGATCTGCCCTGGTTTTGACGATATTCACGGGGACCGTTTTAAGGTTTGCAACAGCTTTAAACTCCGTAACCTGTGCCATGTAATCGCCATCGATCCACAGTTCACCTTCGGTGCCGTTCATAACCTGTTGTGCTTTCATTCCGTCCATATTCTCACCGCCCTTTCCGTTATATTGAAATATTCAACGTAATTGTTTCAATCGCATCCAAAATTTTAATAGCCGCTGCCAAGAACACTTCATCCCGGGTATTGGCTTCCTTAATTGCCTGGTCTTTCATGGCAGCTAATTCCGCTTTCGTATAATCGCCATTGGAAAGCAAATAATCCGTTTGGGAAGCCAAATCGATAGAACAACTATTCTTGCCGGGATCCAGCAGTCCTTCCAATTCCAATTCATCGAAATACCCTTGAATCGCACTAATCAACAAGCATTTGTTATCATAGCTATTTGCATATTTGCCGATATAGGAATCATTCGCTGTATCCTTAATGTCGTCATGGATCATGTCCATGCAGTCTACGAGCTTGATTTTCTTAAAGCTATCATTTTTGCCTTTGATTGTGGTAACAAAGCTGTTGACGCCACGTGCAATCTTATACTTAGTACCGTCAAACATGATGAATAATTCACCATTTCCAATCTTCGTATCCATCTGATCTTTTGTATATTTATCGCAGTCCACAACTTCGGAAAGCGGCGCAAACGTACAGGAAATGGTCATCGGCGTGCCGCAAATAATGCCGGCTATCCGGCTGCAGTATTGCGCGGTCGTATAGGTTTTGTCCGCCGTTACGATTTTGGTGTTCGTAAAATTAACAATACCTTCATTATCCGCAGCACAATTCGGCAACACAGCTTTGACTTTCTTATCTTTTGTCGTCCGAAGTCCTTTAATCCAAGTAGCGATCGTCATAACATCGGTCGCAGTAATATCCGGAATGACCAAATAATCCCAGGTAGCAGATTCCAATGCCAGCAATGTATCTGCGTATCCCGTTACCGTCGTACCCTGCGTATAGACAAGAATATGCTTCGGTGCCGTCTGATACCCCATCAGTGCTAGTTCGATTTGTTCCTGGTTATTAGCTGTCAGTCCTGACGGGATATCGTCTTCCGTATAAATCGTATACGGGTCTAAACCTGTTGCAGAACTGTTCGTAACAGAACTATCAGAAATAGCTCCGGTGCCTGTCGTCGTAAAAGCCGACGGCGTATTGCCACCCCCTGCTGTTTTTTCGGTAACCGTAATGGCATTGGTGTTCGCTGCCGCCGTATACAATGCATTGAGCGTCGTGTTGTCATTAATAGCCGTTGCTATATTGGCGGCAGTCGTTCCCGCATCAGTCCCGACTTCAAAATCGTTGGCATCTTCTTTTGCTGTCATTGCCGTAAAGGTAACTCCGTCAAAAACAATCGTATCGTTTACCGCAAAATTAGTTCCTACAACAACCGTACGAGAACCGGCTACGGCATTTGAAATATTATCCTTCAAAATCATAGCCACAATCCCACGTGTACTTCGTTCTACCGCTGTTGCCGATGTGCTTTTAAACGCAATGGTGATACTTGGTAAGCCTAAGCTCATGTTTCATCATCCCTTCCTAAAAAATAACCGCTTCTCGGCGGGCTAGTATGTATCTTTTATATTCGTATGTAGTTTTTCCATCAAATCATAACCGGCATTACCGGCATACCCGGTACCATCAAGGTATTCTGTGGCAATGCTAATCTGCAGGATGTCCTGATCTTCTCCTATGCGCTCCGAACTTATAGATTTGATGTGCAGATATCGTTCTGTACTGACTTGGATCCCTTTACCGAACAATTTCAGGATTGTATCCTCACAATCCAGGTATGCTAATTGTTTGTTTGATGCTGGATCCGCAAAAAACGTCAGTATAATACTCAACATATTAGAAGTAAAGTTTTTTGTTTCCGGACTACCCGATTTGACGAGCTTTACAAAAAAGCACGGTTGCTTGAACCCCTGCGTAATTTCATCCGTATAATAATGGGTAGCAGGCTTGGGATACGTCGTTTGCAACAGCGCAATCACGGCCGCTAATATATCTTTTTGCATTAGCATCTAATCACCCAACTTTTTACTGATATCTTTGTACAGCTTTTCCATTTCTTCCGGCAGCACTTCCGATTCCATATGCTGCGCTGTCTTTTCCAGAAAATGCTTGCCCTGTACAAATCCAACAACTTTTCCAGACTTTGTTTTCTGCACATGCCCTCGGTCCACTAAATGGAAATGCGGAGAATTAGACCAGATATTCATTTGCAAATCTTCACCGGTATACCCTTGTACTTCGGATTTCCAAGATTTATTCAGCTTTTTCTTCGTATCATGCCCCGAATCCGGTGAAGCTTCTTTTAATTCTTTTTTCATTTTGTTGCCGACACGCCGGAGATGCTTTTCGCAGGTTCCCGGAAATTCATTGGCAACTTCCGTTAACTGCTGTTTAAAATCATCCAGTCCTTCAAAGGAAAACCCATCATCCGACATGAGAAACACCTCGCGTTTTCTGCGTGCAGTAAATTTCCAGTACTTCATGTGCCATGTACGGATCCGTAATCGTTTGAATATCATATTGCTGCTGATGATATTCAATCGTCATACTGTCATCCACATTGGTATGATACCGAATCGTGATTTTAAACGGATTGGCGTCCTTTACCCGCTGCGCTTCATAGTATTCCCGCCCTCTTGCCGGTTCAATACGCGCCCAGGTAGAAAAAATGACAACCGGTTTCTGGCTATCCGCCCCGACCTCGTTGTCAACATCCTGATATCGAATAAATTGTACTTTGCGATCTAACGTGCCCGGATTCATGATGTCGTCACCACCGGATACGACTGGCATAATGCAATATGATGAATCAGGGCCGTAACGCTGTGCGGGAATTCACTCAGGTTACCGGGCTTTGTCGGATTTAGCGTCCGATTACTATACCAATGCGCAACCAAAAGCCGGATGCAGACATTCCAGACGTTATCATCCTTCGCGTATTGTTTCCCTGTCTGATTTTGAATGTACTCTACCGCCGCGTCCATTAATGATTGAATCAGTTCGTCGTCATCGACCATATCATCATCAATTCGAAGATATGTTTTTATCGCATCTACTTCCATTTCATCACCCCCTAAAAGGGAAAGACGGCGTTACCCGCCGCCTTTGCAATCATTATTTACTTGCCGCCGGTTTTTGGAGCAGAACAAGGCTGCTGGTATCAACAACTTTTCCGTCTGCCAGCATGATAGCTTTACGGACAATATCATCTGTCACGTAGTCTTCATACTGGCGAAGCGTTACGTTGAATGCCGTATTCAACACATAATCTTTCATGCGGAAGATAAAGGCAAATGTGGCACCGGCTGCCGCAGAATCGAAAGACGGCAGATAATCACAGATAATCACATCACGACCCAGCAATGTTTTGTTCGTCTTGCCATCAATGCCATAATTGGTACGAGCAATCGGTTGGCCGTTCGTATCAACGATCCCGATATAGTCCATGTAAGTCGCTTTGTTCATAACATACACAGAACCATTTTCATACGCAGACGGCACCAACCCTTCTACAGTTGTCATGATCTTATAATTCAATGCACTTACGGAAACCGGGGTAATAGTTGGCGTTGCCGTCAAGATACCGGTCGGCTGTCCGCTACCGCTGCCACTGATGATTGCCTGTTCCAGTCCAATTACCATGGCTTCGGCAATGTTGTTAGCAATCGCTGCTTCAAATGCGCTTAATGCCATAGCATCCAAATTCAAGCTGACACCAACCGCACAGCGCAGTTTATAGGCACCGAATACGACACTGCCAGTTGTTTTCTTCTGCACCGGCGATGTAGCGCCGTCCGCAACCCATGTGGCCGTAGGCTTCACACTAGACACCGGAATCGATAAGCCGGTGTTATATGCCGTACGAGTAACAAGCGGCAGGATCATGCCGGAAGACAGCAGCTTATCAATGATCGTATTGAGCGTAGTCGTAGGAATAACTGCGCCCGCATCAGATGATGTCGTTACATCACGATATTCCGGTGCCATCTTCCCTGTTTTGACATAATCAAAAAATGCTTTGCGGTATTCGACAGTATCATAGATATCCGCTACCGCTTTACGGGGTTCCTTTTTAGCGTCCGGTTTAGGAACAACATTAGCTGGAATCTTACCAAGATTAATCCCATTTGCAATATCCAAGCGAGTACGGATTTCTGTTTCTTCCTGATTCAGCGTTTCAATTTCGGATTTCAACGTTTCCAAATCAAGCGCGCTGCCATCTGCGTTCTTGCCGGTTTTTAATAGCGAACGAATTTCAATTTTCCTGTCCATAATTTCTTTCAATCGTTTATCCATATTGATTTTCTCCTTTGTAATTTCAAAAAATTTACTATACATACATGCCGGCTGTCCAGCTTTTCTTTTCGTCCGTCCGACCCGAAAAGGGCATTAAAACCTTATAATGTCATGAGATACAAGCGATCCCGCTGTTCCTTGTTTTGTTGTTCCGCTTGCTCTTTCTGTACCAGCTTTTCAGCATCCCGTTTCGCACTAAAATAACTGCGTGCAGATATAGCAGAGCCGTCGTCAACATCAATACTGGTACCGTCATATGCCGGCGTATCCACTGCCGACACATCCCATATTTTCTCAAATTTAAGAATACGGCGGGTACGCGTCTGTGAATCATAGCTGTCATTCGCCACCGTAAAACCAAACGACATTTTATCAATATCGCCACGCTGGATCAGGCCGTATACATCCTTGCCAGCTTGTATCGGTGCTAAGTTGGCTTTTATCAACAGCCCTTTAGTATCCACGTTCAAATCCAGCGTTTTATTCCGGGTCCGGGCAAGTACTAAAAAATCATCGCTGTGGTTATACTTAAAGGGAACGTCTGATAAATCCGCTCCTACAAACGCATCCTTGTCAATAACCTCATAATAATTAATGCCGTCGATGGAACATATTACTGTCGGCTGCTCTAATACAGCAGCATACCCCGTTACTATCATTTGATTGTCTTCCGGCTGATCTGCTACCGCAAGCGGTGCCGATCGATATTCTTTATTATTCATCGTCATCCTCCGTTCCTGTATTGTTAGTACCATTATTTGTATCTGGATCATCTGCATCAGGATCATCCGTATTTGTTATACCGGCTACCCCCTGATAGGTATTTTGTTTTTTGCTATCTACATAATTCAGCGAAACAAACCGTTTATCGCCGTCCGGCAAAGCGTTAAACCCAAAAATTTCCCGGAACTCATTCACGGTAAGGAGCCCTGTCTGCTGCAGCACCTGTGCCATAGCAACTTTCGATTTAAGCGAAGCGTATTCTAACCGGTTTGTCTGGAATATGATCTCGTTCCCATACCCCTGTTCTCGTTCCGTAAATAGTTTTGCGGTAAACTCCTGGCTCATTTGAATTGCTAACGGTTCAATCACGGATTCATAGAACGCAGTCCATTGTTCCTCGTTATAACTGCTGGTGATAATTTCGTTGCTCAGTCCAAAATACCGGTATATGTCTTCCCGGGCAAAGGCCATCTGCGAATGATCCGCTGTCTGGATATCAGAAGTCAGCTGATGATAATCCACCTTCGAATCCACTATGGCAACGCCGGTTCCTTTGTCTGCCGCAGTGAACCGGGAAGTAAAGTCATCCAATGTTTGCTGCTGATCTTCCGGTCTCATTACTCCGTTAGCTTTTAAATACCCACGAAGTTTCGTACAATTCTTCACGGCATTCTCTAACGCCTGTTTGACGGTATTTAAAATATTGAGCGGCGACCGGAGCGCCCGTTCGTTTCCTTCGCCGAATATATCGCCACGGTTGTAATATCGTCGCAGATGGATCAGGTCGGTATAAGGAACGGTAATCTGCCCTGCCTGAAAGAAGTCAAACCGGCAATACAACTGCCCCTGATAATTCCGAACCTCAATACCGCCGTAATCTAACGGGTATATGCCAATGATATTACCGTTACTATCTGTCTTCACATAGGCGAATGCATTATTGTACGCATATAGCTGCGTCACGATCTTATAAATGAAGTCGTATGTCGACATATATTCATTGGGACGTGTCGCCAGCAAACCATCCAAGCTGTCATTGGTCTTGACTACTTTTCCATCCTGGCGGCGAATATGTGACGGCTTTAATTTTGCCGCATTTTTGGCAATCGCATCAATGCAGGTCCGAACAGTAGCATCGTCATAGGTGTTTCCATCAAATGGTGCAAAATAATTGTCAAATCCGTTTAACAGTCGGTATTCTGTTGTCTGTATATCCGGTAAATAATCTTTTTTCCCAAAGATATTGGAAAACATGCTGCGTAAATGAAGCTTCACTATTTCACCACCTCTCAAATGATATTCAAATAGTCTTCCATATTGCGAAGATAGGCTGTAAAACTGTCCAATAATGCTAACGCGGCATCGTCTCTTGTCTTGTTGCTGCGGTTTTTACAAGGCTGATAATTCCCATTGATATCTTGCTTTACCCGTAGGTTCGCAAGGCACCACGCCAGTATCGGATTGTTGTTATATATGACGTTCTTTGCCCGCAGTTCTGCTTTTAGATTCTGTAGCGGAATCGATAATGTTTTCGCGCCCTGGATAACAATTTCCATCGTATGCTCGCCGTAGGTTTCTGTCATTTCCTTGGTAAGATACCCGGCACCGTAGGAATCATATCCGACTTTATATAAATAGATATCGTAGGACCGCTGAATTTCTGCAAACCAGTCAGCTATCATATGGTAATCAATCAAATGCCCGGGGCATATTCGTAACAGCCCGCGTTCTATCCATTTCCGATACGGTACTTTATCCTCGCGTTCCCGTTCGTCCAAAGCATCTTCCGTCATCCAGCTCATTGTAAGTACATAAATGTGAGAATCGTCCGGTATACGAAAAATCACACAGGCACTTGTCAAATCTGTTGTCCGGGATAAGTCAAACCCGCCAATACCATACCGCGGTTTTAGTTCTGCAATACTGAAGGTTGTTGTATTTTTAATATCCTGCCAATCCAAGTAGGACTGACTGCTGGTTTCCGGCACATTGAAATCTTTTGTCAGCAGATCCTTTACATCTTTATGCCCGGCTTTGGCACGGTTTACTTTTTCTGCCAGCTGCTGATAATCTTTGATCGTACCTAATCCCGGGTTTGCCTTTTGCCAGCAGGATGGATTCCGCCATTCTTCCTTATCATCCAATTCATAAATAATCGGCAGGAACCGGTCATCTACATAATCCGTAATTCCGTCATAGCCATTGATCGTATCTTCCGCCTGTTTATATTTCAGGTCATAGATATTCTCCCGGATAAAGCCGGCTGTACTAGCAATGATAATGAGTGGCTGCTGCCGGGCTGTCATGCCATCGGCAACAACATCGTATAAATTTGAATCTTTCCAGGCATGGAGTTCATCAATTAAGGCACAGGAAACATTCAGGCCATCCAATGTGTTGCTGTCTGATGCCAGTGGTTTATAGATGCCGTCATTAATACTGCAGTAGATATCACCCACCCGGCATTTACAATATTTATGGATCTCCGGTGATTTCTTTACCATGCGGACCGCTTCATCCCAGACAACTTTCGCCTGGTCCCGTTTCGTTGCCACACTATATAACTCCGGCGCGCTTTCGCCATCTGCAATCAACATGTACAACGATATCGCGGATTCCAGCGCGCTCTTTCCATTCTTACGGGCAACCAGCAGCAGCACTTCCCGATACTGCCGCAAGCCGGTATCATCCACAAATCCAAAAACAGCAGATATCAACGCTTTCTGCCAAAGTTCCAACTCCATGAGCTGGCCGCCGGTCTTGCCTTTGGATAAATGACAAAAGACCTCAATGAAGGTAATGGCACAATTGGCTTTTTCTTCGTCAAAATGAAAAACACCCGGATGATGTATTGTATCAACCAAGTGCTTGTATACGCGTTTCGTCTTATGGCATACGGTAACTTTCTGGTCCGTAATTTCATGATAGTATTGTTGGATGCAGTCCATGATACTCACTTCTTATGCATTAAAAATTTAGCCAGTTTATCTCCCGTCTGCTGCTGGGTTTGCGGTAGTTGATCCATCAGTAGCTTAATTGTCGCATTGTAATTTTTAATGATGGTGTTGTAGTTCTTGACAGCTGTAGAGTCCTTTTTCCCTGTCTGATTTGCCCCGTTGGTATACGTTTCCTCATACCCTTCAACGTCAATCTGCGCCCGCAATTCTTCCAAACTAACAGCCATCCATGCGGCATTATCGATTAGTTTTTCCACGTTTTTCTTTTTGGGCGGGTCAATATCCCTATATATTTTGCGAAGTTTGTTGGTTTCTTTTTTGACCAACTTCGCTTTTTCTTCGGATTCAAACATGTGCCTCACCACCTTAGTTTTTACTGATTTTACCTGGCTTTATCGATATTTAGAACATTTTGTAAATTTCTATCCGGATTTAGGACCTACACCCCTATGCAAAATGGATTTGTATTAAAAAGTAGGTGGGCTCCGGCCTCGAGAAATGCAGTTACAATCCCTACGCCCGGGGGGTTCCTTTCGTGACTTCGTCGTCCTCGGCACCCACCAGATTACCATATTCATCAAACTCTATTTTTCGTCCTTCTTGCGTGCCGTGAATCTTGTTATGGCACTCCGTGCAAAGGAACATCAGATTATCCCAGTTCAGAGTTATCTCCGGGTTGTGGATATTCTGCGGAGTCAAATGTGTTTTATGATGGACAATATACCCCGGCTTCCCGCATTTTTCACAAAGGTAAAATACAGAAGCTGCATACGCTTTTGAAACCTTACGCCATGCAGACGAATTATAAAACGATTTTGCGAATTCCCGTGCCATGTGAATATGCCTTTCCCGTTAACTACTTGTCAACGTAAATTCCATTTTAAAAAATCAAATGCTATATTATTTCAGTATTTTATTCCGTGTTCGATATGGCACCGGTGTATGATTAATATCTGTTTCGTTCGTTCGCTTCTGCCTATGCCGCTTATTTTCAGATGATATACATTTCCCATTCCGCAAAGTAAGCCGCACATTTGTGCAGAAGCCCCGATGATTGAAACGGCATTTTCGGTTGTCACAATCTGTCATAGAATCACCTGATTCCGGGCATCAAAAAAGCACTCAGGTTAGTGAGTGCTGAACTTTAAATTATTATTTGTGATTTAATTTATCAAAATTTTCATAGTATACATTGACAAAGAAAAATTTGATACATGACCCAAGTAACGACGTTGTATAAAGCAACGAATATACTGTAAGATATAAAATAAAAAACACCAATCCCCAATATATCCATATAAAGATACTACAAAATTTTGTTTCTAACTGATAAAAAGAAAATAAATAAAAAATTCCATCAAAACTAATTTCTCCAATAATTAAAGCACCACAGTAATAAAACGAATAAAGGATACCAACAATAGCATTAATATGTCCTTTTTCATTTATTACTTTTAAAGCCTTATGTGTAATAATCGTCGACATTAATGCCAAACCAGAAAACAAAAAACCAATAATGCCAATATAGGCTGGTATCGTTAATGAAAATAACGTTCTCAACATATCATTCAATATATCTATAGTTAAAGTGCTACTAAAAATAATCGTCAAAATGATTGAAAAAATAATAGAAACTTTACTTTCAGTTCCCCATAATTCACGATATTTTTTTGTTAATTTCATAAAAGATATAAATGAATGATTTTGACAAACATCTTCGATATGTATTACATCGTTCTTGTTCATTTCTCATCTAACCTCTGTCTTATTTCAGAAGATACAATTCCACTGACCCCCGCTCGGCCATATTCAGCTACTTCAATCAATGAATTTCTAGAAGAATCTTTAATATATTTTTTATATGGAGCCGCAGTATCGCTATTTACATTCTTTGGTTCTCCATTACTATCTTTTCCAAAAATTTTTAGATTACCATATCCTTTTGCAACACCATTAATAACTCTCTGAAATAATCCGGCTTTGATGTTTAATCCTTCCTGAGAATATGGTGCAGAAATAATTTGATGAAATTTCGTCCCATTTGTTTCTTTTAATTCCATTGCATTCTTTGCAAATAATTCGTCATACTCGCAGCCATTACTATTGGGCGGAATGAGAGTAATATTAACTTCTGAAATTTTATCCAATACTTTTATTTGAGCTCTTAAATCACCAATATTATTTTTTGCAAAAACGCGAAACATTTGTTCTCCATATATTAAATTAATAAGTTCCTCAAAATAATTTATAAATTTTTGGCGACCAAATTTTTGTGTAGGCACAAAAGCAACTATTTCTGTTTTAAAATCAAAATAAAAAGGAACCGCACGAGAAAGTTGTGATTGTGATAAACTGTCCAAATCGTCCTTAGTTGCATCGTACAATGCAATATCATCTTTAAAGATTACAATTAATCTCCCAATAATGAAGTTTTTATCATTAATTTTGTCAACATTTATAAATTTATATATTTGCTCGTCATTTTCTTTTGTTTGTTTATTATGAATTGTCTCAGCTACATGTTTGTCTTGCCATTCTTTTTCCATCAAACGTAATAATATTTCATCTAATTTCGATGAATCATCATATACTTGATAAATATCCTTATTAACACTAACTTTCGCAAAATACATAGTAGCCATTTTACAGTCATCCCCTAATAATTAATTTGTTTCCAGTATACATTAATTATTAAGGGAAATAAATGAAAAGATAACGTTTTATACCAAAAAGCCAAAAGAAGCACCCATTGCGGCATGGATGCTTCTTTCGTTATACGGGGTAAAAATAATGTTGCTGTCCGTCTAGCGGCTCTCGACATCATTTCACGATATCATTATACCACACAAAAATATGACATTATATGACATCTTTCAAATTCTGCAAAGCAGCACCGTGAACACGTAATGTATGCCTCCAACTATAATGCATCCCCACTGCAATTTCTTCCCAGCTCATACAGTTAATATACCGGTCGTACAAAATAGTTTGCTGATCGGCATCCTCCACTGTAGCAATCAACTTCTTGCCCTGTTCACGTAATCCAATCAGACGATCCCATTCGTCGTTCACGCGTTCCTCGTACGTTTCCAACCGAATATATGCATCGGATAAATCGGACTGTTTCGTACCGGTTACCCGTTCGTTCAGCTTGGCTCCTTTAAGATTTAACATATCGGCCCGGATCTGATCGCGTTCTCGTTCCACAGCACGCAATAATTTTTCCTGCCGTCGGATTTGATTCAAAAATTCTTTAGCTGTCATGTATTCATTCCCCTTCGGTTCCATTCTTTTTCCAATTTATCAAGGTATGCTCTTATCGGATACATCATGCCCAAATTCTCATAATAATTTACTCCTAAGGTTGCTCCACATTCCGTACATCTAATGGCATATGTTTCTTCTCTCTCATATCTGGCACCTATGATTTCTGCTTTTCCTCCGCAAAATGGGCACGGTTTTAAACCGTCCATTATTATTCACCCAGCTTTCCTTGTACCAAATGATCCATACTCAATTTTTTAAGAAGTATAAGCAGCGATTTTTCATATTTCTGTAAAGGCTGCTTTTCCTGATCATATTCCTGTTGGCTCGACCAACCGTTATCACCGATTACAGGACGTATGGCATATCCGTAATCTTTGCTATGTTCTAATGTGCATCCTGTTCCACGTAAGAAACACAAACATCCAGCAAACTCATCATCCTGTAACGCTGCTTCCATCATGAGCTGTACCCACAATTCATGATCCGACGGATGTATCTTTTCGTAATTATCTGGGTATGTCTCGATGGGCCAACTTTCCGGAAGGCGTGCTTTTTCGACTAACCGGACAATATCTACAACAAGACTTTTTACTTTGGGTTCCCGCTTTAATAATTGACTATCAGGCTGTTTCATTGCGGCAAGTACTTCTTCAAATGCAGATTGTGCCCGATTCATCATGCTATTGGTCATAATGTTTCTCATCCCAATCATGACCGGCGGCATTCCAGGTATATACTGAAATCAATATGCCGGAATAGTTTTTACTGTCTACCCACATTTTTTCATATACAGACTGTGCCACTTGACTATCATCTTTCCAATACCCGCATTCCGTCATGGTATCCAATACCAGTTTACTTAGATTGTCACAATCCGGCTTAGTAGTTTTCCATCCCCACGGCCCAAATGTAAGCTTTTTCCTGTCTGCTGTAAAATACTCATATCCGATTTTGACTTTCACCGGGCCCTCGAATGGTGTTTCTGGAACGTGTTTGCACAAATACGCTTGGAACAATTGCCGTACATCATTGACGTCCTGTTTAGTATAGACATATGGTTTTCCGTTCTTCCGTTTCCGGATTCCTTTTTGCTGTGCCGTAGCAGATGGAATTTTCAAAAGCGGTATCCAAATTTTTATCATCGTTTCGCTCCTTTCGGATTTTCATTTTTTATACAGTCGGGCCATAGTCCCCGTTGCGGAAAAAACAGGGAATCAGGGACAAGGGGGGATGTCAATCCCCCTTGTTCCCCCTGTTCTTTTTCGTAGGGGGACATAGTGCTGGACATCTGTATATATATAGGCAGATGTCCAGCACTTGTTCATTTCTGGACATCTGCGGTATTTACTGGTGTTCCGAGCGATATTGAGAATTTTTTATTTTTTTAGCAACACTTATTATCTCGTTAACCATCACACGCGTTGCAGATGTCCAATTCTCATTTAGATTCTATTTTTTGGACATCTGCCGCAGATGTACTAAACCGGACAGTATTTTTAATTGTTTATTATTTATAATATTTTTTATCAATTGTAATTTTTTGAAATTATTTCTCTCCTTTTCCGGTTTTATTTGGCTGAATAACTATTCCGTTTTTATAAGTAAAATTACCTATTCTTTTACTGTTGATGTCTCGTTTTACTGTTTTTTCATCCACTTCAAAATACTGTGCAATAGCATCGATCGTAACAATACTGTCTTCGGCGGCAAACTGGCACGCATCAAATGCCTCCTGATACCGTGATCTTCTTTCCGAAGCACTCCGTGTTTGGCTTTCCAGCCCTTTTTTACCACGTTCTTTTTGAGATAATTCACTTGGCGTCTTGGCATCCTGCAGCGTCCCGCTGCGGTCAATCTTGTGGATTGGATAATCGAACCAAACATTAAGCGGATCAAACGACTTAAATTCCCGCAGCGTTCCTTCAAGCCGCCATGCGGTACGCCCTAAACTATCATTCACGTCGAGCTGTATCATATCAATCAACGCGTCCGGATCACGGGCAAATACGCCGGATCCGCTGGCGCGGTCCATAGAACGCTTGGCCCCCTGCGCACCTTTACTGTGGTGGTGACAGTAAATGACGGCACATCCCAGTTCTGTACAAACTTTATCGAACTGATTGCAGAACATGGCCATCTGATCCGCACTGTTTTCATCCCCTGTAATGATCTTATAAATCGGATCAATTACGATGGCGATATAATTTCCTTTTTGCGCCCTGCGGATCAATTTAGGTGCCAATTTATCCATAGGAATTGATTTTCCGCGCAGGTTCCAGATGTCAATATTTTTGATATGATCTGCTTGTAAATCCAATGCCTCATATACGTCTTTAAAACGGTGCAGACAACTTGCCCGGTCCAATTCCAAGTTCACGTACAGCACACGCCCCATGGAGCAGGAAAACCCCATCCAGTTTTCTCCTTCCGCAAGAGCAATACATAATTCAATCAGTGCAAATGATTTACCGGCTTTAGACGGACCCGCCAGCAGCATCTTATGGCCCTGTCTAAGTACGTCGGCAATAAGCGGCGGTGACAGTTCCGGAAGGTTATCCCATTCCGACGCCAGTTGTTCTATATCCGGCAGGTTATCATTTACTTCTTCTACCCAATCATGCCATGACTGGAAATCAGACTTGCCGATATTGGTCGCAATCAGGAATTGTTTATTCCCGTCCCGCTCCACGCCCGGAAGACGTGACAATCGGGACGGATTACGGTTTTGCCTGTCTATTTCCAGTCCGTTCTTTTGGCATACCTGATAGAGGTAGTCCACACGCTTGCGGTATTCCTCATAATTTCCAGCATCGATATGGACAATGGCATGCAGTGACTTTTTCCCGCTGTGGACCAGACACGCGATGGGAAGTTCCAGTTTCGTCATAATGGCGTACTGTTTTTCGATATCCAGCGTATCCGATTCTACTAATGCGTAATTAAATGCGGTTATATTGTCATTGGATATGCCGTTACCATCGAGCGGGTTAAATCGTACCCATGCGCCCGCTTTCGGCGTTGTATCGCCAAATACAAGCGAAATATCCCCATTACATTTCCCAAGTTTATCAATGATTTCGCCTGCCGTCTTTTTGGCAATCCCTTTGGTCGGGAAATACCGTCCTTCTTTTTCCCATACATCTGTGACGTACCCAACAATATCTGTACTGTCGAATAACGTAGAAAGATACGTCGTAATATCATGTACCGGATCCCATTTTTTACCCGGATCCGTAATTTCTTTTCCTTCTACCCATTCGCTGTCGACAATGATATATTCACTGTCACTGCCAACGATATCGTCCCAGCTCAATACCCGGTCATCCGTAGAAGTCGACTTCCAGCCGCCCTGTTTTGCAAGTTCTGTGATCGTTGCGCCGGTAATGCCACTGCCGTTGGTGAATCCTTTCCACTTCGCGGCGCATTCGCCGCGGTGCCACCGCCTGGTATCTTTGGACGACCACGCTTCCCAATCGGAAACCGGATACCCTTCCTGCTTCAATCCCATGCCGACTTGGATCCATTCTTCATAGGAGCAAGAAGATGGTTCTATATAATTTAATAATGAAATTAAATTTAGTTTACTCATAATGAGTTCCTATATATTCGTCGAGTATTTGCATAGCCACATCGTCAATCCGATGTTCTGCCATTTCCACATATTCCGGATTTAATTCAATTCCCACATAATTACGGTTGTTGTGGATAGCAGCTACACCGGTAGTTCCACTTCCCATGAACGGATCGAGAACAATACCTTTTTCAGGACAACCGGCTAAAATACATGGCGTAATCAATTCTTCCGAAAATGTTGCAAAGTGAGCGCCTTTAAATCCTTTGGCGGAGATTTCCCATACATCACGTTTATTTCTTAATGGACGATAATCATACATGTTGCCTGACTTCGTTCGGTAAAATTTATCAGGATTTTCTGTATATTTTTTACCTCCATATCTTGAATTTATAACTGCTTTCATTGGATGGCTTGATCGTGGATGACGATTAGAACCTAATTGATTTTCAATATTTAGTTCTTTAACTCTTTTCTCTGTTGATTTGGAAATAGGTTCTTTTATCGCGTCATTATCAAAATAATATTTTGTCTGTTTTGTCATGAGGAAAATATATTCATGACTTTTTGTGCAACGATCGCGTACACTTTCGGGCATGGGGTTTGTCTTATGCCAGATAATGTCTTGGCGTAATATCCATCCGTCAGACTGCAGTGCAAATGCCACTTTCCATGGAATTCCAAGTAAATTTTTTCGTTGCATATCTGTACAAATTGGCAATGGATTTTCTGCTGAACCTTTATTAGATAACTGTTTTTCTCCGGTTGATTGCGGATAATTACTTGCTCCTTTTCCGGATCCAGAATAACTGTCTCCTAAATTCAGCCACAACGTTCCATCGTCCTTAAGAACACGTCTTACCTCATGAAAAACCGATACGAGATTATTGATGTACAAATTGTAATTAATTTCTAATCCTATCTGTCCGTCCATGCCATAATCACGCAATCCGTAGTATGGTGGAGATGTGACGCAGCAGTTTACTGAATTATCTGGAAACTGTTTTAATATTTCCAGCGCGTCACCGCAATATATTTTATTTTGTTGCATGAAATCACATCCTTATTGGTACTCCGTTTCGTCAAACCAAGTAGCTTCCATATCCGCCAGATGCAGTGCCGTTACCAATGGCGACTGGCGCTGCGCTGCTCCCAGTAATTGCAGTCCGCTATAAGAATCACACGCCATGTCAAACCGTCCCATATGCCAGCGAATGGCAAGCATTTCCTCATCCGACAACTCTATATATTTGCTTAATATCATTACGGATTTTTCGCCATGGCCTAAAGGATGGTTATCATTCCATACATACGTTGGATAGGATTCCCATCTGCCGTTACTATCTTTTCGCCATTTTGTTTCAATCTGATATGTCCCAATTTTACATACATCATGAAGAATGCCACAAATAAATAATGTTTCATGTGGGTATCTTTTAATAGAAAAATGAGTATCATTTCTTACAAGTTGATATAATCTCATGTAAACGTTAAGACTATGTTCAGCCAATCCTCCTGGATATGCACAATGATGTTTTGTAGACGACGGATCCGTAAAAAATGTAGATTCATTTAAGTATTCAATCATATTTTTAAGTTTTTCTTTATTTTCTAATCTTTTTAAAACGTAAACATATTCGGTTAAGATGGTTTCCCTTATATCTTTGATTTTAAAATCCTGTACTTCTTTGGGCTGTTTCATCCATTCTTCAAGATTCATATAGCCGTTCTCCTTTCCATACTTTCCGGAACAAATTTAGCTGGACTGACACCTTTTGGGATACGCCACCCACAGGCTGAAATACGACTGATCATTTTAGTAGCATCGGAAAACTGCCATGTCCCTACATGCTGGAAGCCTCTGCTCTCCAGCAGCCGTATCTGTTTCGGCGTTGCCAGTCCTGCGTCTTTGCGGGATGTTAACTTATCCATAATCATTTTTGCTTTTCCGGCATTTTCTACTTCGTCAGGAAAAATACCGAATTTTTCTAATACCTCTAATTGTTTCGGGCTTGCCGGTTCCAGTTCCCACGGGAAATTAGGCACATAATTGGCAAGGTCTTCCGCTTGGATACTCATAGCGAACTGCAGCGGATCCACCAATTTACGTTTGCGTTTTTTCATCATGGACAATTGTTCTGCCAACGCTTCTTCCCGTTCGCGGACGACATCGGTTTCCGCGTCCTGTTCCAGTTCTTCCAGTTCCATCGGGCCAGCATTCTCCGCCAGCTTTTCTGTCATTTTTTTTGCGATATCTATACTGCCGGTAATAAGGTTTGCCGGGCGGCATAGATCATGCCGTTCTGTCATCCATAAAAAATCTAGTAATAACAAATGGTCTTTGCCTTCATTCAATCGCGTACCCCGTCCGACAATCTGTTGATATAAGCTGCGGCTTTTCGTTGCCCGCAAACACACAATACAGTCTACCGAAGGACAATCCCATCCTTCCGTTAATAGCATCGAGTTACATAAAACATTGTATTTTCCTTGGTCAAAGTCTTGCAGTATTTCTTTTCGGTCTGTACTTTCCCCGTTTATTTCAGCCGCCTTGAAACCGTGTTCGTTTAATATATCGCGGAACTTTTGAGACGTTGCCACCAGCGGAAGAAATACTACCGTTTTTCTGTCAGCGCAGACACGTTCCATTTCTGCAGCAATGGATTCCAAATACGGATCCAGTGCGGTTCCTAAATCACCTGCTTTAAAATCTCCAGCAGACATTCCTACGCTGCGGATATCAATGTTAAGCGGAATGGTCTGTGCCATAATTTTACATAAATAGCCTTCTTTGATCGCTTTCGCCATACCATATTCAAATGCCAAACTATCAAAAAATGTACCTAAATTTTTCATATCAGCACGGTCACTTGTTGCAGTAACTCCTAATACATTTGCATTAGGGAAATGATTCATTACTTTCAAGTAGCTTTTTGATATAATATGGTGTGCTTCATCGACGATAATAGTATCAAAATAATTAGGTGGAAACATATTTAAACGTTTTTCACGTGTTAATGTTTGTACGCTTCCGACCACTACCCGATTCCACGACTGTAAACACGACTGTTCTGCTTTTTCGACACTGCAGCGTAGTCCGGTTGCTTGATAAATCTTATCGGCTGCCTGATCTAATAATTCACCCCGATGAGCCAATATAAGAACCCGTTCGCCTAATCTGACTTGATTTTCCGTTACTTTGGCAAAGACAATAGTTTTGCCACAATTATGGGTAATTGTAAAATCTCCCATGACATATCGATTGTTTCCATCAACTGTAAAACCAATATATTTGTCATACTTGTAATACTCGACACTAAATCCAGTTACTAATACATTCTTTTTTTGTTGTCTTTTTGGTGCTTTTTTCCTAAGTACTCTATTAGGGATAATGGAGCAATCACCACTAATACTTACTCGATAGTAAATCCCCGTAAAATTATTACATTGTTTTTTGCATGATTTAACATATGCAGCTAATCCAACAGAACGGCACATATAAGCTAAATCATCGGCAAGTGTTTTTGATTTAGATATAAAATCATATCCACTACACGTCAGACTTCCATCGCTATCAAGTAATCCTGCAATTACATCAAGTCTAGTTGTTATATCAGCCAGCTTATATTGAAATGGCACTGATTTATCATTTGATAATTTATGTCTTAATCCCAGTAAATTTAATTGTTTTATAAAATCGTTTCTTTTCCATTTTTCTTTACTTGAAAAGTGATAGGTAGTTGCTTTTCCAGCTGGTGTGGTTCTAATTGATAAATTATATTTAAGAGATTGTTCTTTTATTATTTTTACAACTTCTGGCTCAGGAGTAGTAATATTTACAGATGCACCGTTTAATCCCCCATCACCTAATAAAATTCCTAAAAAATAAGCATCAAGATCATAGTGGTAATTGTTATTTGAAAAATTTTCAATTGCCGAAGATCGTAATAACTTATATAAATGCTTTTTCGTTTTACTCCAAGATAACCATTCTTTTACAGTAACATCAATTATTTCCCTTCCCCTCGCCCTACTTGGACATTTGGGATGATTGTCTTGAGGAGTCCTAATAAGCGTAAGCATATGATTTTCATCAACAATAAAGGGATTTCCTTTTATAGGAATTATTCTATATAAACGGCCAGTTCCATGAATAATGTTAAGTACTTTTCTAGGATTCCCATCATCACCCATTAACATATCATTACTAGAAATATCTTCTACTTTTTTTATTTTCCCATTTGCTAATAGCAATTTTTGTCCAATAGCATGACACCCTGTTGCCATTACACATAGCGTTTTATTGTTGCCTTCGTCCCATTCATGCAGGACGGCGGCAACCGCCGCCTGCTGATAGGCTCTTAATTCCATTGTCATTAAAATGCACCCGGTTTCCATCCGGAATCTTCTTTATCGAAATATTTCTTGATGCGATTATATTTTTTTGACTTGTATTCCTCTGTATTAAGCTGAAATTTCCCTTCTTGTCCAACGGAGGCATCAAACGCCGCAAGATAACTCATATCTAAGGACTGCCCTTTTTTCTGAATGCCAACGGATCGCAGAAAGGATGACAGCCGCCATTTCATTTTTGCAGTCAGCTCAATAAAATCAAGAATCTGTGTTTGTCCTGCATCGGATTGCACAACAAGCGTAAGGATCACCTGTGGAATAATGTTGCCGTCTTTCCCCTCTTTTTCTTTCTTTTCATACTTAGCAACAGCAAAGTCGTAATTGCCATCTGGCAATAATGTGAACTCCTTACTTTCGACATCCTCTCCAACCTGTTCATTCCAATCAAAAACTTCTGTATTGTTTTCAGCCATATCAAATTACCTCCTAAAATGGTACGTTCTCTTTTAATAATTGGATTGCTTGAATTAATCCCTTATTCCATCCGGCAATTAAGCAGCCATTAACAAAATCATCCGGCAGGCTCTTAAATGGTGTACCGGCAGGAAAATACCCTTTATCATACACAGCGCGCATAATATCTTCTTGTGTGACATGATCATGTTCCATAAGCTGCCGAAGTGCCGGCGGAATAGTTTTCTGCTGCAGTTCCGGAATTGGATCTGATTTTGGCTTGTTCGGCTTGGATGTATTGGGTTCCGGCTTGGTGGCCGTTTCTTGTTTGGGCTTATCTGCAGCAGCGGGCTTTGTTGCTTTTTGTTCTGGTACAGGCGACTGTAAATTGCCCTGATATGCCGGATCCCCGGGAATAACCGCTGCAATAGCCTGATACTCAAACGGTAGTTCGTCCGGAAGATTGCAGCGGTTCTTTGCATCCCAGCAGGGATTATGTGTCGTATACATCACACGTTTGCCGCCGCTGACTTTCTTCTTATCCGTTCCTTTTTCCTCGTAGATAATATACTTATAATTGGCAAACAAAAGTATATCTGCCCATTCCTTAACAAGTGGCGTTGTCTGTTTATTCAGCTTTAATTCATAGCGGTCAAACGGCGGATCATTGGGACGTTCCTGTTTCCGGGTAGTCGAATGGGCTAAAATAACAACGTTTTTGCCTTTTTCAATACTGTCCTGCAGCAGATTTAAAAGCTTTCCAATTTGTTCTTTATTAAAGGTATACCCTTTACCGTATCCAAATGATTCAATACTGGATACCTGGTTTTCCTTGCAGATTTGCTCTAAAGACAATTGTTCCGTCCAGTCAATAGTATCCAGTACAATTGTTTTATAATCGCTGTTGGTAGCGTCTTTAATATCATTAATTACCGCTCCAAATGTTTCCGGTTTTTCGGTTCGATCACAATTGATCTGATTCGTGCCGCCTTCGACGTCAATAAATATAGGTTTCGGAAAATGGTTGGCAAATGTAGATTTGCCAAACCCTTCCGGAGCGTACAAAACAACTTTTACAGCTTTTTCTATTTTTCCGCTGATTACTTTCATGCAATTTTGCCTCCTTCATCACCGTCAAACAAGCCCATTTGTGCGCGATGACCAGCTATATACTGGTTTGCTTCGGATATAATAGCAGCAATATCCTGATCGATATTTTTGTTGTTTGTTGGATATAGCACATCCGATATGGTTAACTCCCCTTCATATCCGGTTGCATTTCGGATGGTACATTCCGGCGAAAAGCTTTTTAGATCTTCGTCCTTATATTTAAATGCAACAGAATGGATGTCCATGCGTGTATTTTCTGGAATTCCCATCACAGGATTGTATTGAAAATTTTTGAAATCATCCCGTAATTTACGCAACGCTTCTCCAAATTCCGGCCGCGGTGTTTCCTCGCATTTCAGCGAATATTCGGCATCATTGTCATCCATAAACTTAATAAATATCCTTGAATTGAGATATTTAACACTTTTTATGGTCCATTTCTCAAACATATGCGTTCCTCCTTTTAAAATTTACCAGGCTGCCATGTGGGTTTAGGTGCAGCATCTACAATTGGCTGTTCCTGTCCTTTGATATATCCATCTTCAATAATAATGCTGCAGTCATCCCCGGCAGTTACCCGTGTTGCAATGACCTGCAGTCCTTCCTGCTCGAGCCAAGCACCAAACTCTTTCATGGTATCCACATCCATTTGCTCCAATTTATCCATCAAGACAAACCCGCAATTCGGATTCAACTGACGTATAATGGCAGTGGCTACTTTTAGCTGTTCAGATGCGCTCATGCAGTCCCATGCCTGATCCTTATAAGTGAGTTCACCATCTTTTACAGAAAGATCCGGAAGCGGCAGCGAGGCACCATTCAAGAGATTTATTTTTTCAGTGCGCTTGTCTTCGATAGCCTTGGATAATTCCTTGTATTGTGCTTCCGTTTCTTCGGCTTCACTGACAGCTCGTTTTTTGTCCTGATTAGCACGAACCTTGATGTTGATTTTGTCAATATTGGAAATATTTTCTTCCAGCTCCGCTGTATTTTCATCATGAAGATCTGCAGCCGATGTTTTTGCGGTAGCAAGGTCAATATCCATTTGATCCAACAAGCTTTCTTTTTCGGCCAATTGTCTGCGTAGTTCAGTAACTTGGGTAGATAGCGTTTGAAATGATTCAGAAATCTTCTGTACATTATCCCGCTTCCGTTGGTTTTCGCCGTTTTTAGCCAAGATAGCTTGCTGCTGTTTGATGAGATCCGACGCACTGATAGTTTCATCCGGAGCATCTTCATAATAGGGTAGTTCTTCGGCGCTACCCTTTTTCTTTTTGGCGATCCGTCCTACTTCTAATCGTTGGTTACTAAGTGTCTGCTCTTCCCGGTCAAGCTGTGTCAGCTCATCACCAATGCCGATAATACGCAATAAAGTATTCGCTTTGTCTCTGCCGTTCAGAGACATGAAATTAGGCAGGTCCAGTGCCAACTGTTCAATGAACTCATTGAGTAATTTCTGACCACCTTTTTGTCCGGAAGGATCAAAAACCTTAAGTTCACTATTCTTGCCTTTCCGTTCCACCACTAGACCATTACTAAGTTCAATGTGGATATGCGGCGGGATGGTGCTGCCAGTACGGGCGGCTTGGGATGGTTTTTTCTTATCTCCCCCCAACGCCCAAGCAATTGCATCCAATACGCTGGTCTTGCCTTGCCCGTTTTTTCCTCCAAGGACCGTCAATCCGTTTGCAGTTGGTTCAAGCTGTATGGCTTTAACGCGCTTGACATTTTCAATTTCAAATGAATTTATTTTTACTGTCATTACTTATTCTCCTTTCAAATATTTCATCAAACTCTGCGTATTGCAGAAATACCGCATGTTTAATTTATTTGCTGTTTCAAATTCTTCACGGCAGCCGGTACTTTCTGACCATATTCCAGTAAAAAACACAGCATCACAGCGTTTCATAATTTCAATTGCCGCGTCTAAATCCCGATCGTAGTTTTTAAAATCATATGGCCGGCGCAGTGCGTGCAACGGCGAAAAATACGCGGCATCTGGGAATGTTTCTCCAAGCTTTAAAATAATTTTATCTACAGCTGTGCGATTGTTTTCTTCACCACCGTAGGGATGACTGATATAAATTACTTTCATTCACATTTCCTTCTTTCTGTGATATAATTACATTGAAATAAATCTTTGCTTTAATCAGAAACCGTCTGCATGCCAGTGCTGACGGCTTTTTCTTTACCGTAAAACGAATTGATCGCACCATTTTTCGTACTCGCCCACGCTCCTTCTTGCTTGCAATGCAGGCATGCTCTTTACGTTTCAAATCATAATCATGCCGTCGCGGTACATTGCAGTGATAATCATGAGTACTCCGAAAAGCAAGGCGCCTAAGATAATTGCGAATGCCATAGCACGGTCGGCTTCATCACTGAGTTCTTGATATATTTCAGCTTGCCGCATGTAGCGGTCAAATTCCGGATCCGGTTCTTCAATGACTTTATTCTGTGGGTGCCTGGAGTTAATCCACGGCATTATCGTTTTCATTTTTATGCTCCTCTCTGTAATTCCGCAA